GAAGCTCGAGGTTACGGCCATGGGTGACTCATCACGTAAGTACACAAAGGGATTAGAGACAAGCACGATTTCTCTAGACTTTTTATCTGATACCGCAGCGGCAAACGTAAACGCAACGCTACAGAGTGCATGGGGTACAACCGTACCAATCACGCTAAAGCAAACTAGTGCAGTTACCTCAGCTACTAACCCTCAGTACGCGACTACAATCCTAGTAAATAACACTACTGATATTAACGGCGCCGTCGGAGATATCGGTACTCAGAGCATCACGTTTACGTGTAACTCACCAATTGTAATTACTACTAGCTGATAAAAAGATAAGGGGCAAAAAATGGCACGACTCAAAATAACAAGGGCTACCGGCGAGGTTAGTGAGCATCAAATCACGCCACGTATTGAGTATGCCTTTGAGCTTTACGCTAAAAAAGGTTTTCATAAGGCTTTCCGCGATGATGAAAAACAGACAGATCTGTTTTACCTTTCGTGGGAGTGCCTTAAGTCAGCCGGTCAAACGGTACCTATGTTTGGTCCCGAGTTTTTAGATACCTTGGCTAAGGTCGAGGTAGTAGACGATCTACCTTTAGCTTAGGGCGGGACTCCGTAACTCATTTGATAGCTCAGTTATCAATTAGGTTAGGGATCCCGCCTCAAGCGGTACTCGATCTTGATACAGAGATGTTTAAGATGTTAATTAAAGTATTAAACGAGCAAGCGGAGGAGGCCCTAAATGCCAGTCGCAATAAAAGGCGTACGCGAAACGGTTAAGGCACTCCGTAGGCTCGATCCTGAAATGTTAAAAGAGATGAACGCCGAGGTACGTGCGGCGATGGTACCGATCCGCGATAAAGCTCGTGGGTTTGCTCCATCGCCTCAACCGGATAACCTTTACAACTGGAACGAGAACACCGTAGGTAAAACTATTACGGCTCGTAATTCTATGTTTAGAACTTTTAATACTGAGGGCCGTGTACGTATGTTCCCGCTTTATGATTACGAAACAGTAAAAAAAGGAATTTACTACTCTCAGGCTCCGAGCAAGAAAAACCGCAACGGATGGAAAGCTCTTTACTTTGTAGCTAATAAATCTGCCGCCGGTGCTATCTATGAAACCTCGGGCCGTAAAAACCCGGCGGGAGATCCTAAGAGCCGATCCAATAACCCTAACGCGGGCGCTCACTTTATCGCTCGATCAGGTCCTCTATACGGTGACAAGCAAGCCGAGCGCGGTCGTATGATTTATCGCGCGTGGAAAGAGGACGAGGGCAAGGCTCAAGATGCCGTATACAGAGCTATCGAAAAAACTGTAGATAACTTTAATAACGGCCGTTACGGCACAAGTACATACGGTTTGGCTGCATAATGGCGATACCTAATCTAATCGTATCGGCGGTAGCCGAGTGGAACGGTAAAGCTCTTACTAAGGGCGCTAATCAGATCGGTAAGTTTAATCAAACCGTTAAAGGTTTAGGTCGTACCCTTGGCGTGACTTTTAGTGCCGCTGCCCTTTTGGGTTACTCTAAAAAAGCCGTAGCAGCTTATGGCGAACAGATCGCCGAGGCTAAGCGCCTTGATACCGCTTTACGTAATCTTGGCTTTAATTTTGCTACCGCCGAGGCTGAGGGCTACATCGATAGTATCGAAAAGGTAACGGGCGTAAATCGAGATCAGCTACAACCCTCATTTATTCAGCTCGCACAAACTACACGCTCTACAACTATGGCTCAATCTATGCTCAATACCGCGCTTGATATTAGCGCCGGTACGGGTATGGATTTAGTCTCAGCTACAAAGATATTAAGTCAGGCATACGTAGGTAATGTAAAAGGTCTTAAGCAGCTCAATCTAGGTCTAACTAATGCTGAGTTAGCTAGTAAATCTTATTTAGAGATCGAAAGACTTATCGCCGCACAATACGCGGGCCAATCTAAAAACGCGGCGGACTCATACCAAGGCTCACTTAATCGCCTCAAGATCGCAGCTGAGCAAGCAAGCGAGCAGATCGGCCAATCTTTAGTATCAGCTTTAAGCACATCATCCGGCGGTATGGATAAGCTCATCGATAAAGTCGATGGCGCAGCGGACTCGATCTCGGGGCTTATTACTAACGTATCGGTATTAGCTAAAGATCTAGGCAATTTATTCGCCGGCTTGCCGGGCGCAGGTGTTTTAGATAATGCGTTTAGAGGAGTTAAAAACTATCTTGGCAAGTTTTCTATCGGTGCCTTACGTACCAATGTAGATAAAGTCTTAGGCCGCCAAGGCGGTTTTACTCAGGGCGTACCTCAGGATCTAAAAAACTTACAAGCTAATGCTGAAAAGGCTAAGGCAGATAAAGCGTCTATTAAACGCCAAAAAGAATTACTCGCTTTACAGAAAAAAGCCGAGCTTGCTAAGAAAAATGATATATCACTTAGTAAAGCCGCTGAGACTTTTGATACTAACCGTATCTCTATCGCCGCAGCTCTTAAAGCTACTTACGATAAAGACACACGCCTACGCCTTGAGGCCCTTATGGCTATTGAGGACGAGGACGGCGCAAAAGCGTTAGATCGTATTAAGCAACTTGGATTACTTACAGAGGCTAACCAAACCGCAAAATTAAACGGCCTCAAAGGTATTACTGAGAAAGAGCTTGAGGGTCTTAATACCGTACTCATGAAAGAGTTATCGGCTATTGAGTCTGCCAAAAATGCAAAACTGGCAGCTATTAACGCATCCGGCGCAGATCAAGCCTCAAAAGATGCGGCTAAGTTACAAGCTATTGCCGATGCCCAAGCCGCAGAAGCCGCCGCTTTTGCCAAGTATAACGATGCGTTATCTAAGCAAGGCGGATTAAACGATCTAGATTTTTACACAAAAAAAACTCAGATTACGACTCTTGAGGTTTTACGTTTAGCATCAATTAATAAAACTACCGCAGCACAAACTTTAGCCGATCAAATTGCACTAGCGGCCGGCGTCCAAACCGTTGAGGAAATTGCTGCCAAACGTAAAGCGGCTCAAGATGCGGATAATGCAGCGATGGCCGCCGAAGCTGCCGCTAGAAAAGCCGCCGAGGATAAAGCCTTTACCGATTATCTTGCAGCTCTTAAAGCTAAAAATGATGCAGCCCTTATCGCAGATGCTGATTTAACCGCAGCTAAGTTAGCTAGTATCTCGAGCGTTGCAGCGGCTCAAGCTGCCGCCGATGCTGCAGCTCTCTCAGGTGTAGCAGCTATATCGTCTGCGATAAAATCTATACCGCCTTATCCGACATGGACCCCGCCGCCGGCGGCTAGTATCCCCGATTTACCATCTATGCGGGATCCTGAGGGTAACTTTCCTGATTTTGGGGGCGGCCTGTATATCGATCCCAGTTTAGTAAACCCCGGCGGTAGTAACAATAACTATACGGTTACGGTAAACGCTGGGGCTATTGCATCTCAAGATGAGTTTACGGCTTTGTTGCAAGATACGATCCAACGGCTTAACCGTAACGGTGATCCACTTACTACGGCGGGCATAGCATGACCGTACCCGTACTTAACGCGATTATTAACTTTTCTACGGGCCCGGCTTTTGCTCAAGCTATGATCCTAGATAGCGGCATTTTGGGTACTAACGTACTGGCAGACTCTCAGGCTCTCATCGTCGATGTATCTAACGTAGTCGATAGCGTTACAACAATGCGAGGCCGTAATCTACAAGCGGACGTTTTTCAAACAGGTACCCTAACTTTACGTATTGTCGATCAAAACGGAGACTTTAACCCTCAAAACCCTAATAGCCCTTATTTTGGTTTACTTACTCCTATGCGTAAAGTAGCTATTACCGCTACGTATAACGGTACTGAGTGGCCTATGTTTAGCGGTTTTATTACTAGCTATACAACTACAACGCCTAAGATGGCTACCGATGTTGTGTATACAACTATTACGGCGGTCGATGGATTTAGACTTTTCCAAAACAGTCAAATTACAAACGTTACCCTAGCCTCAGCCGGTGACTTACCCGGCGAGCGTGTAAACGCTATCCTTGATGAGATCGCTTGGCCTCCATCTCAGCGCGAGATCGAGTACGGCGATACTATCTTTCAAGCGGACCCGGGTACCTTACGTACCGCTTTAGCAGCTTTACAAACGGCCTCTATCTCTGAGTACGGCGCTATTTATATGGATGCTAGAGGATCGGTAAATCTTAAAGATCGCGCTTTTTGTATCGACTCTCAAGCTATACCGCCGGTCGTGTTTAATGATGATGGCACCGAGATTACTTACTATAACGCCGTATGGCGCTTAGACGATACTCAAGTTTATAACTCGGCCTCTATTACAAAGATCGGGGGCACGGCACAAATAGCCGAGGATCAAGCCTCTATCGATGAGTATTTTGTGCACTCTTACACTCAACAAAATCTAGTAATGGATACTAATCAAGCTGCCCTCGATTACGCTCGGGCTTATGTAGCTAGCCGTAAAGCTACTCGTACCCGCTGCGATGCTATCGAGCTAGACCTTTATACAGAAAACTATAACGATGGCATTATCGCGGCCCTTGATTTAGATTTTTTTGATCCGGTAGAGGTTACGACTAATCAGCCCGGTAATTCAACGTTACAACAGACTCTACAAGTGTTTGGCGTAATGCACCGCGTTAGCCCTAATAGCTGGAAAACGACATTTACAACACAAGAGCCGATTATCGACGGCTTTATATTAAACTCATCACTATACGGAGTGCTCGATACCTCTGTGTTAGCGTACTAAGGAGCAGGTTATGGCAGCTGGACAAGGTTTTAAGACCTTTGTAACGGGCGAGGTATTAACGGCCGGTGATGTAAACGGCTATCTTATGCAAGGTATTAACGTGTTTGCGACTACGACCGCGCGCGATGCAGCTATTACGGCACCGGCTGAGGGACAGTTTGCCTTTACAAAAGACACTAACGGCCTATGGTATTACGATGGCGCAGCTTGGGTAGCCTCAGGTGCTACAGGTGACATTGAAGGCGTAACGGCAGGTATTGGTATAAGCGGCGGTGGCACTAGCGGCACCGTAACGGTAACTAACTCGATGGCTACGGCAATAGATGCTAAAGGCGATCTAGTAGCGGGTACGGGCGCGGATACTTTTAGCCGTCTAGCCGTGGGTGCTAACGACACAGTACTCACAGCCGACTCAACAGCGGCAACAGGATTAAAGTGGGCCGCTGCCGCTGCACCGGGAGCAAATTGGTCATTACTTAATTCTGGCGGTACAGCATTGACAGGTGCAACTACAATCACAGTTTCAGGAATTTCTGGAAAAGATAAAATTCTAATTATGGTTAAGGGAGCAGGAAACACAACAGTAAGTACCCAGTATAAGTTTAGATTTAATGCAGATACGGGCAGCAATTATTATTATGCTGGAAATCTCATTATTGGTGGCTCAACTTATGACCCACTGAATTTCAAGTCTCTTGAAATGGATGCCAGGGACGCTATCACATACGGTGCTTCTTCAAGTGATACAGCGTCAAGAACTAATGGATTTTGTTTTATAACTGGTGCTAATAGTGCAGGTGTAAAAGCTTTTCAGGTTTCAGGCGGCGGTACGCCACCTGCTGCATCAAATGCTCAATGGCTTACAAATGTTGGCGGATACTATAATTCTGCAACAACAATTAGTTCTATCAGTGTTGTTACAAGTGGGTCAAATTTTAATGCTGGCACAGTATTCGTTTACACGAGCGCATAAGGAGACCAAATGAAAATAGTAGAAAAAGAATTCAACGTAATTACTGGCGAAGAAACAATTACTGAGCGTGATGAAACGGCTTTGGAAACACAATCTAGGTTAGAGCATGAGGCAGAGGTAGTAGCCGCACAAGCAAAAGCCGAAACAAAAGCTATCGCTCGCCAAACTGTACTGGACAAGCTAGGACTATCTGCCGATGAGATCACTGCATTACTGGGATGAGTCTTACAAGCTATAACGGTTATCCGGCCTCAAAAGATCCAAACGAGATCGGAATAAAGTCGTACTCAGTAGACGGTACGGCTTTAAGGCTAAGGTGCGCTAGTAGCGTGGGCCCGCTATTAGCCGCCTTTGCCGCTGAGTTTCATAAGCTAATTGAGCCGATCGATGGCGGTACGTTAGACGATTGGGGCTACGCTTTTCGTATGGTGCGCGGATCTACGGATCGCCTATCGTGTCACTCATCCGGTACGGCTATTGATTTAAATGCTACAAAGCATCCGCTAGGCAAGTACGACACTTTCCCGGCTGAAAAAGTACCTATGATCCGGGCACTAGCTAAAAAGTACGGGCTCAAGTGGGGCGGCGATTTCAAGGGCCGGCCGGATGATATGCACTTTGAGGTAAACGTAACTCCAACTAAAGCAAAAGAATTAATTACAAAGTTAGGATTACAAGATGCCAACTAGCAGACAAGTAACAGTAACTACCTCGGCAACTATTCTAGTGCCCGAAAGTATTGGAGATCAGACGGCATTAATACACGCCTCTAACGCTGCTCTTTACATAGGAGGGGCTGATCTAACTACCGCTAATGGTTATCTTGTCGATCACAAAGATAAGATAACTGTACCCGTCGGAGATCATCAAGCTTTATATGGTGTCGTAGCAAGCGGTACTACAACCGTATCGGTGTATTATCAAGTCAATTAAAGGGCATTACAGGAGAACACAATGAATAAAAAGCAATTAGAGGCAGCTGCTAAATCTTATGCACGTGCCGCGCTCGCATCTGTAGCAGCTTTATATATGTCTGGTATTACTGATCCAAAAGTACTAGCTAACGCCTTTATCGCCGGCCTCGTAGGTCCGCTACTTAAAGCGGTACAACCTAGCGAGAAACAATACGGCATAGGCTCTAAATGATCCGGGCCCTGATAGGGGCGATAGTGGGGACTATCCTCCTATCGGGGTGCGGTTATCAAGGATGGGTAAGATATGAGTGCCAAGAATACGAAAACTGGACAAAGCCTGAGTGCACTCCGCCTCAATGCGAGGTTACGGGAGTCTGTACTAAGGACCTTATTACTGTCGATGAATAACCATAATAAGCGGCTTACGCCTGAGGACATACACGCGCGATTAATTTTTTTAATTGGCGCGGTTTTAGCTTTAACCTTTTTTGTAATTACAGGCGGAGCCGTATACGCGCTTGTCTTTGTGACTCAGCCCGTAGGGGCTCAAGCTCCTAATGATCGCGACTTTATACAACTGTTACAAACCTTAGCCATATTTTTAACAGGCGCGCTAGGCGGTGTATTAGCTGGTAATGGCTTAAAGTCTAAACCTAAAGAGCACCCTAAGGCCGACACGCCAAAAGACACTACGCTTTGATTTGTGACAAAAAGCCCTCATACTGATACTACAAACGCTGAGAGGGCTACTCGGTTAG